ATCCATCGAACCGGTCAAAATAAGCGGCAATGGTTTGTGTGATCAGTGATCGCCGTATTCTGTTTTGCACATATTCACGCGCTGCCACGATCAGGGTGCCGATGTAGGTATCATCATCGCTGGTGGTGACATTCAAATGCGTTTTGGCTTCTGCTGTGCTTAGTGGCTCTGTGGCTGGTGCACCGGTGACTGTATAGGGCATTGCGTGTCTCTGTTACTGTACAGTAGGTACTTTGATGGCGGCCACGGTGACCGAGGTTACGCCTGAATACGCCACGCTGGCCTTGCCGGTTGAGGCGGTAAAAAACTGTTTGTCAAACGGGCCAATCATAGCCTCTGCCCCTGCGGCCACGCTGGTGACAGAATCATGCAGGGTGCCGCGATTGCAGGCCAGCACTGCGGCCACGGTGACGGTGACCGGACTGCCGCCACCATTTTTGACATGCAGTACGGTTTTACCGTCATTGTCGAAGGTGTCACCGCCGCCTGTGGCGGCATCATAGCTGACCACCAGTCCGTCTAAATCGGATGTTTGTACTGTTAAATCTGCCATGGTGTTCTCGCTTTGTGTTGGTGTCTGGTTGCAGGGGATGGATTTGAACCATCGACCTCGTGGTTATGAGCCACGCAAGCTGCCGCTGCTCTACCCTGCATTGTTTGTATTAAAAAATGCCCCGCTATTGTGGGGCATAAACCACAGGAGGATTGGGGCATCCGTGCTTTGTCTTGCGCAATAGGTGTTGCGCTGGTGATTATTCGGGTGTTTCGTTTTCCAGATCGAGCTCGCCTTCTGATGCGCTGGCATCATCTTTTTCAGGTTCAGAAGTTTTCTTTTTTTTGTTCGGTGCGCGCGGGTTGCGCTGCTTTATTTCTTCGATTTCTTCGATCCAGCCTTCACGCTGCGCAACTTCTGCCAGGTCATCGCCCAGGTCTGTACGCAAAATTTCCTGATCGACAAGAAAAGTGAGTGTGCGCTTGCCATCGGGCGCGCCTTTGAATTCTTTGATTACTTTGTAGTTCATGTGAGTACCTTGTTGTGTTTAAAAAAAGCCGGGCATTGCTGCCCGGCTTTTCAGGTTGTGATCACTGCTGGTGTTTTGCTTTATGCTGGCGGGTTAGCAGTGGGGCCAATGTGTGGATGACCCTGCAATGGGATGATGGCAATGGGTGCACTGCCGGTGTTGGCTGATGGCGTTACTGTGCAGCGCACATAGCGTGCGTTGCCGGTGTAGCCAATTTTGAAGGCGCTGCTATCTTCCGCAAAGGTGAACCCTGCCAGGGCTTCTGTGCCCAGCAGGTCTGCATCGGCCACTGCGGAAGCATCTGACAGATTGGATTCATCGCCTTCTTCGATGAGTACGGCGAAGGTGGCATCGACATCTGCCAGGGTGCCTGCTGCAATAAGAAATTCCAGTGCATCGTAGCCCTGATTGTCTATGATGCCCGATACCACGGCGGTGTTGTCTGTCGCGGTAATGACGGCCACACCGGTGGGGTTGATGTTGTTGTGCATGTCACGCATGTTTGTATCCTCTTAAATATTCAATTTTTAATGCCGCAGCCTGCTGTTCAGGCCACGGCGGGTTATGGCTTGCTGATGGATGTTTAGGTGGACATCTTCAGCAGTTTGATTGCTGCGAAATCCTGCACACCACCACCAACGCGTTTTGTGGTGTAGAACTTGACGTATGGTTTTGCGGTGAAGGGGTCGCGCAATGTGCGAATGCCGATTCGGTCGGTGATGACGTAGCCGCGCTTGAAGTTGCCGAATGCGATTGAATACGCATTGGCACCCAGGTCTGGCATGTTGTCATCAATTTCCACTGGTTTGCCCAGCAGCATGTCGGGCGCATCAACCGCCAGACCAGGCTGAAATACATAGTTGCCAGCGCCGTCCTGAAGCGTGCGGACCGCGCCCAGGGTGAGGTCATTCATCAGGAATGCTGCACCATTACGGTAGCCGCGTTTGAGTGAATGCACCAAGGTGATCAGCGGATCGACACTGGCGATGGTGGCCGCAGAGCCAGACACGATGAAGCCAAGATTGCCCCAGCTGTAGTTGGCATTGGCCACCGGTGTGTATGACAGAATACCAAATGGCTGCTTGACGCCGGTGCCGGTGATGAATGCAGTGCCTTCCTGTTCTGCAAACTCGATGGCGATTTCGCTTGCGAGCCAGCCATCAACATCAAACATGCCGTCATCGAGCATACTTTGTGTGGCGTGGGGTTCTGCGTAGACTTCCATGGTTGGGTATTCCAGCTCTTTCAGCACGGGTGTGTTGGTTTCGCTGCGAGTGGCGGCTTCGCCTACCCAGCCAGAAGATGTGCCGCCAACGTTGTGGATTTTCTTGAAGGTGGCGGAACCGACCGCGCGGATTGTAGCCAGGTTACGCATGGCAACGATGTCACCTTCTACCCGGGTGACTTCTGAATCGATTTCAGTTGGCGTGATGTAGCCGCCGTCTGGATCTGACTGCGTGGTCAGTGCTGCCTGTACTTCCAGATCACTCAGGCCATTGTCGGCACCTTTGCGCAAAAAGCGATTGAACGCCTTGCGGTGTTCTGCTTTGGCCTGATCCTGTTCACCATTGCTGCCACCCATGCCCGGGCGGTTGACTTTGGCTTCAACTGCAATCAGCTGGTTTTTGACGGTGATCAGTTCACCCAGGGCGTTGTTGATTTCATCGACTTTGATTTTGTCGAGTACATCGCCCTGTTTTTTTTCCAGTGCCTTCAGGCGGGTATCGTTGGCGCTTTTGAATTCTTCAAAGGTGCGACCCACGCTTTCGATGGCTGCTTTTAATTCTGCTGACATAATTGGTTTCCCCATACGTTGAAATGCCACGACATGCGCGGCGTTTGTTGTGTGTTGTTTGGTTGTGTTACAGCGCTTGCTGTATTTGGGTGCACAGATTCTGTGCGGCTTTTAGTAAATCACTTTCAGTATCAAGGTCACCTTGACTGTCGGCGCCAGAATCTCTCTGCGCCGAAGTGATTAACCCTGCGAATTTGCAAGATTCTGTGCGGCTATATCCCATAGCCCGCAGTGCTCTTTCAACTTCGCGAATTGATTTTGGTGCTGTCGGGTGGACCGGTTCCCCATCACCGTGTGCGCGGATGTCTTCGGGCACGTTGTTGTACATTTCCAGATTGAAGTTTGCGCTGGCGCTGCTGTTTGGTATGAGCTCGTCTGCCAGGCCGGCATCCACCAGTTCCTGCCCTATCAGCCAGGTTTCGGCATCGAGCATGGCGCGCACATTTTTCATGCTTTTGCCGGTGCGTTCAACATAGGTGGAGGCCAATGTTTCTGTGATGCGATCGAGTAAATCAGCGGCCTTTTGGTGGTCGCGATAATCGCCCATGGTAAAACCCCAAGCGTTGTGCATCATGTAATACGCATTGTCGGCAATCTGAATGGTGTCACCAGTGAGCGCAATAATGCTGGCCATGGAAGCCGCAATGCCATCAATGCGAGTGGTGATATTTGCAGGGTGATTTTTCAGCGCGTTGTAAATGGCGGTGCCATCGAACACATCACCACCGGGGGAGTTGATACCGACGGTGATATTGTCTGCGGTGATGGCGTTGAGGTCGCGCACAAACTGGTTGGCGTCTATAAATGGCCAGCCGATAACGTCATAAATCAGAATTTCTGCTGTGTTGCCATCTTGCTTGATAGCGTACCAGTCTTTGTCGGCCAGTGATTTGCCCCAGAATGCGGCCACGGCTTCGGCGTTTCTTGCGTTTCGGTAGTTGTGCATTATTTCTTTGGCTCCATATTCAGCGGCACATAGTATTGATCGCCGCCATCGCGTGGGTTCATGTTTTCTTTTGCACGGATTTCATTGGGGCTCATGGCGCCCAAGTTCCACAATTTGGTGTAAAACTCACCGCGCGCGGTGGTGTCACCGCGCAGCAGGCCATCCACCAGGAATTCTGCGAAGTAGCGCTGGCGCTGTACTGGTGTGAGCAAGTCACGGGCAATGGATTGTTCCCACCGGACCAGCCATGGCATCATGCTGTCTGTGACAAACTCTAAGCCCTGATGCTCGATGTTGTTGTTGGTGGCTTTTTCCAGGTGGCCGATTTTGTGCGGCGGCACGCGGAATATTCTGGCGATGTCTTCGGTGTTGTATTTGCGCGATTCGATGTATTGCGCATCACGGTTGCTCATGCTGACCTGTTTCCAGTCGAGCCCGTCTTCTAGCAGCGGTGTGCTGAATGCATTGTTGCCGTTGGCGCTGGCATCCCATGATTCTTTAACACGCTTGGCCACATCAGTGGTGCTGAAATGCCCGGGGTTGGTCAATATACCGGTCATTTTTGCGCCGTTTTTAAACGTGAGCGCGGTATGTTTATCTGCTGCCAGGGCAATGCCGAGGGTTTCGCGCTGGTAGGCAATGGGGTTCATGCCATTAAATCCGTCCAGCGACATGCCAATAAGGCGGAACACCTGATTTTGCTGCAGTGGTATCGGGTTATTGCTGGCATCTTTAAACTTGTAGCTGATAGACCAGTCTTTATTTTGTTTTGCTTCGACGCGATCGGGCATCATCGGCAGCAGTTCTAACACTTCGCCGGTGCTGGATCGGCTGATGTAGGCGTATGCCTTGCCGCGCAAACACAGGTGCGCCATGCAGGTTTCGCGAAATTCAAATGATGTCTGAAACTCATTTGGTGCGTCATGCAATATGGTGTACATGCGCTGCGCGATGGCGCGCTCTTTTTTGTTGCCGATTCTTTCGTAATAAATCAGCGGTAGCTGGGCTACGCTTTCAGCCAGTACACGCACGCAGGCATACACGGCGCTGATGCGCATGGCGGTTTCTTGCGTGACCACCATGCCGGTGCTGCTGGCGCCACCCGCAAGAATAACTTGCGCAAGTTCGCTGGATTCTGTGATGGCTGCTTGCGGGCGCGCGGCGATTTTATTAAATAGCATTATGTGCTCGGCTGATTAGTGTTGCGCGCAATCGTGTAGGCCGCAGCAATGAGCAACAGACCAGCAACAATATAACCTGCCGGTTGGTACATCAGCCAGCAGCCGTAGCTGAGAAATATAAACCCGCCGATGCCGAGCAGATCACTGATGTAGTTATCCAAAGGTGAGGATGCCCCGTTGTTGTGTTTCATATACGCTGCCGCTGTCTTTGTCGTTTTGCATTGCCAGCAGCATGGCCATGATGGTGGCTACGGCGCCATCAATTTTGTTTTCTTCTGTTTCTTTTCGCGGGTAGATGTTGTCATTTGCATCTGTTTTGCAAACCACATTTGACATCATCCAGTTCAGCACGGGGTTGCCGTTGTGA